AGTTCAATGTCAACAGAGCAGGTCCGGGTTGAGCTAAATTTCTGCCTGCAGGGTCAATAGGACCGAATGGCTGATTAATTGATCCTTTAGGTGCAAAAATAGAAACTTCAAATCTTTCCGTTCTTGGAGTGTGAGTAGATCTTAACCTAGTTATAAAATTTTCTAGTGTTCTTGATGCTTGTTCTGCCATTATCGCATTGCCCTATTACTATCTGTGTATACAGTTCTATCACTAGCACCCACAAATCTTTGAGTTGGTAGAAATATAGATGCTTTCCAGTGTTGGGGGTCTATTTCTATAAACCGTGAATTTACGTTAGCTGTAATATATCTTTTTATTGATGGTTTAACTTGTGGAAATTTACCAAAGTTTTTAAGTATCGACCAACTTACCTGCATTTTACTATCCTCTGTAAGCTCTTTATCAGTGTAGTCTAATAGAGTTCCTAGTAATTTTGCTCTTTGTAAGGGGGGTAAGTAGTGTAAGTTTAGCCCTAAGAATCCCCCAGAAACATCATCGAATGGAAGACATAAAGGAAATTTATCATAATAGGGAAGGGTATCTTTCATTTTTGGGTCATAAGCAAACATATACAATTTACCTACGTCTAAACTTGTTACGAACTTTCCTATGTCCGTTCTACCTGCATCACCAAAACTATCAACATTGGTAGCCATTTTTTTGACAGCACGCATATACCAGTTGAAAGATCTATCCTGGTCGCCCGCCGCAGTTCTAATGTTTTGAAATGGATTAGCCATACCACTATTTATAATGGTTTTATAGGATTAAATGTATATTTTCCTTCAGGCGTTTTAAAAAATATTACTCTGTCATTTACTTTGACACACTCAGTATTAAAAGTTATAACATATTTTTGTCTAAATTCGTCAGTTCCACAGTGTTGTTCAGCTAACTCATATCCATGTTTTTGTGTATATTTAAGATTAACATTTTTCCAGGTATCAAGGTTCAAGATATCTTTAATTGCAAACCAATGGTCTGCGTTTTGAAAGTTATAGCAATATGCACTTTTTGCTGCAAATTTCATAATAAGGTCCCCTAAATTATTATCAGTAACAACTACTTTTACCCTGTAATGATCTTTCCACCAACTCATACAGTTAGTTCTTGCATTCCCTGGATGGATAAAAAAAGTATTAGGTTTTTCTAACCTTACTATGTTTAAAGGAACTCTATATGTTTTTAATCCTGCTGTACAAAAATAATGATATTTGGACCAATCATATATGTGTGCCTTTACACGGTCATTATGATATTCATTTGTAATTTCATAATCAGGTTCATATGTAAATTCAAATTCAGTTTTATCTGTTAATTTTTTTAAGTCATTTAAATATATTTCCCACCATCTCTCAAGTTTATCTTCAAAATCCAAGTTGGTAATCTCTACAAAATCTTTAAAACTTACTTCAAACAAATAAAAATTTATTTTTGATGATTCTACTATTTTGAAAAAGATGTCATCTGGTTTCATTTTTTATAATCCTTAAGAGAAAATTCCGTACCTAACATGTAGTCTATACTGCTGTTAGGGTCATTGCTCCAGACTAGAACTTCTGGATTTTCATATAAGAAATCACAATTTTTACAATAATCAATCTCATCAAACCTTTCTTCTATATGAAGTTTACGTAATTCTTCATATTTTTCACCAAAGTATATTTCTTCTATACTTTGTTCTGAAAAGTGTCCCAGCACACTCTTTGCTTCGTTAGGTGGGCCTAGTGTTTGACAGCATGGAGTAACTGCGCCTGTTTGTCCATTATTACCGCCTGCACGTATTGTTATTTCAGGCGCGAAAGGACGACCACACGTTCTTTTAACAGGAGCTTCTCTGCCGTATGTTGGTTTGTAGTTGCCACTCCAATTGTGCATTTTCCAAATGTAACCAATAGTGCCTATTTTATTAATAACATTTCGTCTGTATTCTTCAACCTCAAAATCAATTTGATTGTTGTTAAGAATAAGATGATAAGAACTCACTTCACATTTGCTACCTGATTCTGCTATATACTCTTTCAGTTTGATAGCGTTTTCAGATACCATATCAAAGTTATCCATACTCATCCACTTTTTGTACATCTCTCTGTTGTAGCCTATGAAACTAAAACGCATGAATCCTAATCCAGCGTCTACAACATCTTTCATAAAGTCACCACGTAAAAAACTTCCATTAGAATACATATAAGACTTGAGTCCTCTACGTGTACACGCTTCAACATACTCAGGCAATCGCTTGTTCATAGTAGGTTCGCCACTGCCTTCTAAATTTATAATAGGCGTCCCATACTTTGGGGTTATTTGATCGAGTATATTTTCAAACATATCCAATGGCATGATACGAGTCCAGTCTTTACCGCGACCCGGATCTGAGTGAGGACACATGGCACACGAATAGTTACAACCACCCGCAACTTCAATTACTGCTCTTTCTAGTTTCATAATCCTAATTCTTTTTCAGTTATAATTTTAAATTTCCACTTACGATCTTTACAAAATTCTTCAGCTGCTTCCCATTTGGCGAGATTAACCCCCCATTGTTTTACTTCATTTATAAACCTTTTAGTCCGACGTTTGGGGATTTTAGGTTCTTGTGTAAAGCGATAAGGTTTTACTTCTACAAGATACATTTCAGTTAAACTATTATTACATACTTTTACATAAAAGTCAACAAAATATCTATGATATTTGTTATCTAAAGGCGAACGATATGGTATAATTACTTCCTCACTTCCCCATTCTTGTACAGAATCATTCAAATCACACCAATTCATAAATTTTAACTCATAACTAGAACGATAAATAATGTTACTAACATCCCCTTTATATTTAGCAGGATTCCGAGGTCTAAACTTTCCTTGGTATAATTGTTTTGTATATGTCATAGGTGTTATAAATAAAGTGAAACAACTATAGTATTTATTACGGGAAAATAAATGGCTACATTAAATCTTAGAGTAGGTAATGATACTCTAACACATCAAGAGGTAGACGATAACTTCACTAATATTAATAATGAAGTTCTAGATCTACAAAATGATAAACTAGATGCCGCTGACGGTACTGGTACAGGTACCCATACTTTTAATGATGTAGATGTTACTACTAATCTAGACGTAGGTGGTAATATTACAGCTACAAGGCTTAATGCCTCTATACGTGGTAAAATGCAAGCCCTCGGTAGTATTTCAGGTTCCACTACTATTGATCTAGATGACGGTGATATTGTCACTTGTACTATTACAGGCAACACTACTTTCACTGTTTCTAATTTCATGGCAGGAGCTGTGAATACTGTAAGTTTTTACATTACTTGGTCAGCCTCGTCTACTCCTACAATTACTTGGCCTTCAGGTGTTGTATGGGACAGAGGAAATACTCCTGGGCTAAACACAACTGGTAGTACATTAATTATGTTAGAAACATATGACCAAGGTTCTAATTGGATAGGTGTACAATCTTGGCGGTCATATTCAACTTAAGGAATCGTTATGCTAAGACGGTGGCTTCTATCCCAGGGCGGTAAAAATACTACTACGGAGACAACATTTGCGACTCCGTATACTACTGTCTGGCAAACACAAACTTCTAGGGTGACACCATTTTCTACCTTGGGTCAGACTAATACTCAGACCTCCAGGCTGACACCTGTTATAACTGGTGACCTTACACAATACACTACCTCTTGGATTACTACTACACTTACTCCTACGACTACTTCTTGGACAACTACATGGTTTAGAAACACATTATACCCGTATAATATACAAACGTCTATATTAACGCCGTATATCACACAAAGACAAACTGATTATAGTAGGAATACAAATACAGACCGATCAACACAAACTACTACACAATATAATACTCTAACCAGTGCGGGTGCAAGTAGAGCTACACAAACAAATGACACAACACAATATACTACACAATATACTATTCCAACTAATACGGGTTTAAGTAGACCTACACAAACAGATAGAACTACTTCTACATACACTTTTACACCGTATACTACTCCTATACAGACTGATAAGACTACCAGCTACTCAACTAATTGGACAACCAGCTGGACTATTCAAAGCCAAACTGTTCTGCGTAATACGCAGAAAAACACTAGCCGGCAGACACAGACTTTCCTAAGACAATCAGTTTATGATTCTGGTTCAAGACAAACTCAGACATTGACCAGCTGGACTGAACAGGTAGATGTATTTGTTCGCTATGACTATTATCAATCAAACACTAGTTACTCTCGCCAAACAGAGAAGAATACTACTTATAGTGGTGTCTCCGGATCGTCTTCAACAAGAACAAGTTGCGATCAAGATTTCGCTCAAGGAAGTATTACATTAGCAATGCCTCAATGTACTGTGTTGTCATATTCACTTCAGGGCACTACTGGAACGATCTCTGGAACAGGTTCGGCATCTAGGACCACTACTTGGACAACTAGCTGGGGGTATATAGGGGGTTATATAGCTTATTTCGCCGCCGGTGACGGTTATCTTGACAATTATTATGATGCTTTTTGTTTGTCCGAGAGCGAATATGCCATCTATTGTGGGGTTGGTGGGCTAGGATACCAACAGGGGTTATGTACCGCCGAATCATGTACTGTCAGTGAAGGCCAATCTAGAAATACTAGTAGAAATACAACATATCAAAGTAGCTATTCTTGTGCAGAAACAGCTCAGTATCTTGCAGACTTTAGTTGCGTCACAAGTTACTCCACAGCGTGGTCAGGCCAGACCGATTACCCGGTGGCTGTTTATCGTCAATCAGATGTAAATTATAGTAGACAAACAAATACAACTACAACCTGGGAGCTGTATGCGGATGTTTATAGAAATACCACGACTACATGGCAGACTCTTAAACCGACATATGTAACCACAGACTATAACTATTCAAGGAATACTGATAGAGCAACATCTAGACTTACACAAAAATCTACTTTAGGGACAACAGGTACTCAAACATTGACTTCATGGACTACTCAGGGACTTACTACTACTTCTTGGAGTTCGCAAACTACTGTTCTTGTCCCTGTAAGCACCGATTATACTACTCAGAGATTTACTACTACTTCTTGGGGTTCGCAAATTAATACTCAGGTCGACGGAATCACTCAATATACTACTCAGGGTGTTACCTCTACTACTTGGCAAACAACCACTTCTTGGACTTCAAACTATTCAACTAGTTGGTTAACTCCTGTCAGTACGAATTCACAGACTTCCGTTAGTAGAATAACGTCTGTTACTACACAGTATTCTACATCATGGTCAAGAAGTACATCTACTAATTATACAACAGGTGTAACTACTCAGAAGAATACATATTATCAGACACAGACCTCGACTACCAAACCGACATCGAGATCTACTAGCTGGGACACAGAATATGCAAGCAATACAACAACGCAAACCAGTAGATCTACTACTTGGTTTACACCTTAATTACAGGAGATACTAAAATGTTATATGCGAGAATTAATCGCGAAACTAAAGAGGTGTTAGAGTTTCCTATTAATGAAACCTCTCTCAGAGACCGTTTTGCTAATACTACTCTTCCCAAGAAAATTGACGACTGGGCTTTAATGGATACTGATTATGCTTTAGTACCTCCAGGCCCTACGGATTTAAGACCGACTATTACCCATAGAGTTGGGTCTGTCGGTGCCGAATGGAATGAAGAAACTGGGGATTATGTTAGAATTTATGGTTTAGTAGAAGTTCCGGAAATAGACCGACCTTCTAGAACTGGTCAAAGATGGCTTTTCTTAAAGCAAGAAAGAGCAAAACATTTAAGAAGATATGATTTTGCTGTGAATAGATATTTGAGTGAGGTTCGCCAAGGACTAACTCCTACTGATGATATTGAACAGTTAGACGCATTTGCTCAAAAGTTAAGAAACATGACAACTCAGTATGCTAACCCATATATGATTGATGAAAAAACCTTCTTTAAGTATGTAGTTGATGAAACTGAATAAATAGTATTTAAATATAATGGAGTTTTTATATAATGAACAACGAGCAACAAAACGAAATTTTTAGAAAATGTCGTCCCGATAATGCTGATGTATTGATGATTAACAAAAGGATCAAAGAACAAAATGATCCGACTTTATCATATGCTTATCGTTCTGAAAGGAACACTTGGGCCGAAGATTTTGAGGAGACTTTAAGATCTTTGGCCCCATACCCCATATCATATGATGTAGGTTCTGTACAAGGATGTGATTTCAGTGAATTCACATACACTGAGTTTCCCGGCGGCGGTATCTGGGCAGACACACAGTCTAGAGAAATTAATTGTCGCATTATGGAAAACGCATCAAAAATAGATGGCGGTGAACTTGGCGATTATATGTCTGAAAAATTTTTAGAAAATGTTACCGATACGTATAAACTAAATGCCCCCCTAGAAAAATATTATGACCATATTATTTTTATGCCTGGACATAATCTTTTAGATCTTGCAGACAAAGAACAAATACAGCGTTTAGTGCAAGAAGAGGATGATGTTGTTATTAAACCTCACCCACTTACTGATTACGATTTTATGCGTATGTTAGCTAGCAAGTTGGGTTGGCAGAAAGTTTTATGGCGAGATGTATCAGGCGTCGATCTTCTTTTAAATTGTAAAACTGTGTATAGTACCACCGCGTCTGAAATGTTAATATTGGGAGCAGCTCTAGGGAAAACAATATATAACATATCAGTTTTTAGTGCTGAGGGAGCGGGTGTATATCAACCAATTAGCAGAATTTTGACCATTGCTCAAAAGAGAGAAGGCAAAGAAGCGGCTATACAAAAACTTAAAAACATATTAGCTTGTCCTTGGACAGGGATTGTATTTCCTTTTACTGAAAACCCAGAAGAAAATATGAAAAAGTTTTTTGATAAGGCTTTAGAAATGCGAGAAATGTATAGACCTCTTTCCTCAGGTAGAGGAAAGCTGGATGCTGAGGCAAGACCACACCCTGAGAAACCGGTAAGAAAATGAAACCAGAACACGAAGAAAGAGCAAAGATATGTATGGGGTGTGAGTATTTGCGCCCCACTATAAGAACTTGTAAAAAGTGTGGATGTTTTATGCCAGCTAAGGTCAGACTAGATTTTGCTTCTTGTCCTATAGGTAAATGGAAAAAAATTGTTAGAAATCCTGATGGGAGTGTTATAAATAGTGAAAATACTAACACTTCTAATCAGGAAGAGTAATGCCTTCAGAAAAAGATTTAATAGACCAAAGAGAAGCAGCAGCAGGTAAGGCCACCGACAGTTTTCAAGATCTGAAAGCCACTGTTGCTACATCTCCTAGTGTACATCACTACCCATCTGATCTTCATGTTGAAAGAGGACAAGGGGCAACATACCCACACAGTGTAATCTTCTATATCAATGCTCGTTCTAACAGCAGAGTAGGGCAAGCAGCTATAGCAGAAAATGCTAATAATGCACAGTTTGCTCAGGCTCAAAATAGATTAACTGCTGAGTACACTGGTCAAAATAGAATGAAGTCTGAACAGTATGCTGAGATTGCCGCTTCTGTAGGTGCAATTACTGCCGGCGTCGCGGGTGGTGCGGCTTTAAAGAAACTTTTTAACGGTGATTTAAAATCTGCAATCGGGTCCTTCATTGAAAAAGGAGCAATAGGTACTGCTGCTGCCGGTGTTATTGCTTCGGTAGCTGATTCCTCTACTCAAGTTAGATTACTAAGTGCGATTGAGCTTGTGACTCAGACACCCCCGATTGCAGCATATGGGGCATCATATGACCAAGAAGATGTAGGTGCAGTCGGTATTTTTGGCCAAGAAGGAGGTTTTATGGAGGCACTTACCAGCCCAGGAGCCTCTGCCGAATATCTTGCAAGAGGTGCGATTTCTGCAGCAGCCCAGCTACCAGCAGCTGCTGGTGTAAATATAAACGTGGGTGCTGCTATTGAAGCAACTTCTAAGAAAGTTGCTAACCCATATAGAGAGCAGTTATTTAAAAATATGGAATTTAGAAAGCATAGTTTCAGTTATCAGTTTGCTCCTAAAAACAAAGCAGAACTTGAAAGCGTAATGGAAATTATACAGCTTTTTAAATATCATATGCACCCTGAAAAAACTGCTGACAGATTGTTTTTGATATATCCTTCAGAATTTCAAATAGAATATCGTTATAATGGTACAGATTTCGTGGGCCCTCCTGATGGCGGCCAATTTACTCAGACAAGTAGAAATACATGGTTGAGTAAAATCGGTTCTTGTGTACTGGAAAATATGAGAGTGACTTACGGCAATCAAGACTTTGTAACTATCAAGGGAACGTACGGTGCTCCTGCATTTATTAATATGGAACTTACGTTTGCTGAAACTGAACTTCTTACAAATGATCGTATAGGTCAAAACTTTAGGGATAGCTTCTAATGTATTTTAAATCTATTAAAAATATATATTACCCTATTGATGGTAAAATTGTAAATGTCAAAGACATATTTGTTAGGGTTACAAACAAGTCACCGAAAGTAAATAAAGTAACACTTACTTCATATCGTATAGCAGACGGGGAAACTCCTGAAATTGTTGCTCACAAATTCTATGGCAACACAAGACATCATTGGATTATTCTTCTAGTAAATACTATTGTAGATGTTTATGATGAATGGCCTATACCAGATAGAGAATTAAAAACTTTATGTGAAGATAAGTATGGTGAAAATGGATCAGGACTAATAAATCATTATAGACAAAGTACAGGAAACAGATTTATAGTAGATTATGATGCAGCGGGACTTGCTAATGGTAGTATAGAAGAGGTTACTAATTACACATATGAATATGAAATAAATGAAAAGAAAAGAAACATTATGTTGTTACGTCCCGAATATGTAAAAGACTTTGTAAAAACATATAAAAAATTAGTGAGTAGCTAGTGCAAGACGACGAGGTTTTACAATTTGCAGGTGAAGTCGATGTTGAAGAAGTTTTCATAACCTCTTCTCAAAATCCTTCTAATGTTGATCTTACCAATTTTATGGTAGAATTTAATCTGTATGAAGATTTATTTTCACCTACTATGCACGGCGATATTGTTATTAGTGATTCAAATAACTTAATCACTGAGTTACCTATGATAGGCACAGAACTTATTACGGTAAAATTCAGAACACCTACACTGCTCGATGTACCCGAAAATATAATCGAAAAAACTTTTCAAGTATATTCTATAACTAACCGAACGCTAAACAACGACAGATCACAATTTTATGCTTTAAATTTTATGTCAGTAGAAGCATACTCTGACAATGCTGTTGCTCTTTCTAAAACATTTGATGGAAATACGGCTGATCTTGTAAGTAAACATTTTGAAATGATACAAGGTAAACGTAGAGTAGATCAGAATAGAAAAACTGGTTTGGTCATACATGACACTCCTCATGCAAGTCAAATAAGATACACTTCATGTTATTGGAGTCCTATTAAAAATATAATGTTTATTGGCCGAAGAGTAAAAGGCGCACAGATAGGCATGGGGGATTTTATATTCTTTGAAACAAACAAGGCATTTTATTTTACTAGTTTAGAATCATTAATAGCAGACCAAAGAACTGTAGGTGTGTTTGATGAATATGTGTACGAATTACAACCTGATTCTATACCTAGATTCAATCCCGACAAATACGGAAATACTTTTCCTTCTAGTATGACACGAATAGAAGAAATGACAGTACCAAAAGTCATTGACGTTTTAGATGGACAGGATAGTGGATACTACGGTCAAGTGAACAGAGGATATGATATGTTCACTAAGAAAATGTCTGAAAATATTTTTGATGCTAGACAACAGTTAGGAAACTTTGTAAGGACTGAGAACGGTGTTCCGATTCCTTCTGATATATTGTTGGATCCTCAAACACAAACACAATTTGTTTCATATAATAGTGGACTTTACAATACATATGGATTAGATGCTGAAACACACGATCCAAAAATTATGTTTAGAAAATCTTATCTAAATTCTTTCAATCAGTTTAAGTTTGAAATTACTATTCCTGGAAGAACAGATATAGAAGTGGGACAGTTAATTAGTATTCTGTATCCTGCTGCTAAAACAAAACTGGGTGACGAAACAGAAATAGATGACGTATTTGATCCTTTGTTGACAGGACAATATATAATATCAGCATTACATCATACAATCACAACTGAAAGACACGTTATACGTGCTGAAGTTATTAAGAATGGATTAACAAAATCTCTAGGTGAAGTGAAATGATAGCTCCAAATTTAAAATGGTGGATAGGTATTGTAGAAGACAGAGCCGATCCTGAACAACTAGGTAGATACAGAGTACGTGTACTAGGATATCACACGGCTAACAAAATTACCTTACCTACAGCAGAATTACCCTGGGCAACTTGTATTATGCCTGTTTATTCACCCGGTATGTCAGGAATTGGACAGAATGCTATGTTACTTGAAGGTAGCACAGTATTAGGTTTTTTTGCTGACGGTAACGAAGAACAACAGCCTGTGATAGTTGGTTCTTACATGGGCTTTCCAACAGAAAGACAAGAAAATCCTGAAGTGGGATTCAATGATCCCTTTCATACATACCCATTAAACGGAGAACAAGAAGGTCGCAATACACTGAACGAACCCGACACTTCTAGATTAGCTAGAGGCAAGAAGGCAGAAGATCATTATTCTTTATTGAATAAAAGAGGAACAAGAACAACAGAAATTCCTAGAGGATTAGCCCCCGAGGTTCCTTCAGTCAGTGACAATTTGCCAGGTGCTACATACGAAAGAGAAACCTGGGACGAACCACATCCTCGTTTTGGTTCTACCGATCAAGGAACATATACTCCTGCAGGTGAGCAACCTACATTTGAAGATGGAACAACCTCTGTTTATCCTTATAACAATGTGTGGGAAACAGAACAGGGTCACATTAGAGAGGTAGACGACACTCCAGGAAATGGTAGAATACATGAGTATCATAATTCAGGCACATTCTATGAAATACAAGCTGACGGTAAAAAAATTACTAAAATTGTAGGTGATGAATACGAAATTACATTAAAGAATAGAAAGGTCTATATTGCAGGCAACTGTGATGTTACAATTGCCGGAAACGCTAAGATGTATGTGAAGGGTGATATGTACACTGAGGTTGACGGCAATCAGTTTAATACTATACGTGGTAACCGTGTTACTAAGATTGGTGGTAACGATTTAACAGAAATACTTTCTGATTCTAATACACAGATAAACGGCAACAGAGCCGTTCGTGTTACATTGAATGATGTTGAAACTGTATTGGGTTCTCAAACCCATTCAGTAGGACTTACTAAGACCACTACTGTTAGTGGAAATGTTAGTGAAAGTCATTTGTCAAACATGAATACTACCGTCGGTCAAAACATGACAATAATGGTAGCAGAAAATGGAAATATAGGTACAGGTGACAATATGTCTATCGGTGCAGGCGGCAAGTCAACATTTAGATCAGAAGACGACCAACTGATACAAACTGCCGGCAAGCAAGACATATTCGTTACAGGCGGAAATCAAACTGTAAATGTCAGCTCTGGTAAGGTAGACATGGACGCTTCTAGTAATATAGAAATTACAGCAGGCGCCATAGTAGACATAGACGGATCTAGAATAGATCTGAACTAGGAAAGTTTATGGCAAGCAATGTAGCAAGAAAAACCGACACTGTTAGTAATATTAGTCACGGCTGTACAACTCAGGGACAAATGGATTTAGTTTCAACTAATGTATTTGCCAACGGATTGGGGGTAGCAAGACACAGTGATAAAACCGATCAACATACTATTCCAACAAAAACTTTAGATGGATACGATGAAGGTGTACCTCAATATTCATATCCTTGTTTACCGCATAGAGGATCTTTGTCATCCTCTGCCAGTACAGTATATGTTAATGGTAGATTAATAGGAAGAAAAGGAGACAGCTGTGACACTGGAACAGTGTCCCAGGGTTCCGGAGATGTTTTTGCAGATTGATAGGAGATTAAAATGAGTTGCGGTCCGGCAGAAGGTGCTAAAGCATTAGCAGCTAAAGTAGATGCAGTCAATGACAAAATTGACTCAGTTATCAGTGATGCACAACAAGGTATTGCGTCACAAGTATCTAGTTTGAAATCTACAATACAGGGTGAAGTAACCGGTATGACTGATTCTCTAAAGAAACTGATTCCTGAAATACCTAAAGTCCCCGACAGTTTACAAAATGATGTAACAAATATAGTCAAAACATTGCTTACAGGTAAACTCGCTGCTGCTGATTTAGCAAACGATCTAAAAAATCTAGAAAAGAAATGGGGAAGTTTAGATTTAGGAGATATTGATTTAAATAATTTGCCACAGCTACTTAGATCAGGACAATTAGATTTAGAAAGTATATGTAAGAAAATACCTAACTTACAGAAAGAAGGGGTTGATGTTATTATCAAAGGTGCTCCTGTTACTTTTCCTGAGATCGATGCAGTCAGTATTATTCGTGGCGGTAATATTCCTAAGGTGATAGATCCTATCATAAAAGTTGACATTGCCAGAGCAAAAAGAGAAGCCGGGGAAAAATACTTAAATATTGTAAAACCTAGGTTCGGCGGCGACTAACGGATATAAATACAGTTATGTCACAGGAAAATAGTATACAGCCAAAAACACTAGTAGCCAAGGTATTCAAAGACCTTGACTTAGACTTTACTGCTAATCAAAGATCTGGTGTGTCAAAAAAGAATGATCTCAACGCTATCAAACAAGCATTAAAAATACTTGTGTTGACTGATTTTTATGAAAGACCTTTCTATCCAACAAAAGGTGGCAATTTGAGAGGAATGTTGTTTGAAAATATGACATATATGATGGCAAATACTATGGCTAAGGCTATACAAAATTTAATTGAGACGTATGAACCAAGAGCAAAAATTGAATATGTGGATGTTATTCCTGATTATGATGCCAACGCATATAGTGTTATTATAGAATTTTATGGTAGAAACGTAAATAAACCTGATAGACTGTCACTAGAATTAAAAAGGTTAAGATAACAAATGGCACAGTTAAATGTTACAGAATTAGATTTTGACAATATCAAACAAAATTTAAAAACATATTTGTCTAGTCAGGATGAATTTACTGACTACGATTTTGAGGGCTCGGCTCTTTCTGTTTTGTTAGATGTATTAGCATATAATACTCACTACAATGCTGTGCTTGCACATATGCTTGCAAACGAATCCTTTATTGACACTGCGGTTAAAAGAAGCTCTGTAGTTTCTCTTGCAAAAGCTTTAGGGTACACTCCTCGTTCTACTAAAGCAGCAACGGCTACAATAAATTTAAGTATTACGCCTGATGCTAACTATTTGTCTTCAAATAGTGTATTTACTTTATCTAGAGATACACAATTCACAGCAAATGTAGAAGGTACTTCGTATACATTTTATCCGTCAGAAGCGGTAACACAAACTATTCAGGATATTAACGGAACAGATCAATTTGTATTTAATAATTTAGTTATTAAAGAAGGTACTAGAATTACAAATAGATATGTTGTAGCAGCAGGTAAAGAACTAGAGCCGCTGATTATACCCAATGAAACTGTGGACATTTCTACTATTCGTGTACGAGTAAGAGAAACAACCTATGCTACGGATGTTACTACTTACACTGTAAATTCTAGTTTGCTTTCATTGAATAGTTCTTCAACTATATTTTATATTGAAGAAAACAATGAAGGACAATATCAAATCTATTTTGGTGACGGTGTTATAGGTAAAAAATTAGAAGCGGGTAATCTTGTAACAGTAGATTATCTTGCAACAGCGGGTCCTGATGGAAACAAAGCAAATACTTTTAGCATAACATCTACTTTAACTAACTCAGCCGAAACAAAAACGGTTACTACTGTAAACTCATCATCCGGCGGGCAAAATAAAGAATCTATAGATAGTATTAGAATAAATGCGCCAAGAAATTATAGCGCACAATCAAGAGCGGTTACAGCTACAGATTATCAAAGTTTAATACTCGCAAGTAATGCTAACATCCAATCTTGTGCTGTGTGGGGAGGGGAGAAAAATGATCCTCCCGAATACGGTAAAGTTTTTATATCGCTTGATCCTATTGAGGGACAAACAATTACGCAACAGGATAAAGATAATATTGTAAATGATATTATAAATCCAAAAGGATCAATTTCAATGTTGCCAGTGTTTGTAGACCCCGAATATACCTATATTGGGTTGACAGTTGGTATTGTTTACAATCCTAATTTAACAACACAATCTTCTGCTCAAATTCAGGCGGCAGTTAATACCTCTATTAATGATTTCTTTGCAACAGATCTTAAGACATTGAATAAAAACTTTTATTATTCAAGGCTACACAATATAATTAAAGAGTCATCTGATTCTATCATATCTGTGAATGTAACTCCGTATTTACAAAAACGTATTAATGTTTTAGATTTTAATTTAGCAGCCAACTATTCTTTTACTTTCAATAATAGAATTCAACCTAGAGAACTACATACTACATGGTTTGATATTAAGGTAGGTAACGCAAACACAAAAGTAAATCTACAAGATATTCCGGATGCCGGTGTTGTTCCTCCCGAGTATTCTGGCGGCGGCAAAGTTTACGCTTTCACAGTAGATGGTAAACAAGTGGCACAAGTAGGAACTATAGATTATACCACAGGCAAAATTACAATAAACGCAATGACTGTGGGTGCTTTATATGGTAGTGAAACATCAATTCGTTTTACTACAAGACCACATGACGAAACTAAAGATATAACAACCAGCATATTAACAAGAACAGCAGCAGTATCAACTGGACCAGTATTCGCTACACCTAGTACAAACACAGTTTTAGATGTAGATAGAACAACAAAGAGTGTGACTACTGGTTCGAGACAAGGTGTTAAAATATCAGTAACTGCCGATAAACAGGGTTATTAATGCCACATTATATACCGCAGTTTTTTAAATACGTATCATCTATTACGGTCACAAATGGTGGTACTGGATACAATGCCGTACCCACGGTTACAATATCTGCTCCTGATGAATCTGATGGTATACAAGCAACTGCAACTGCTGTTGTAGTAAACGAAATTATAACAACTATCAATGTTACAAACGGAGGTGCTGGTTATACAACTCCTCCGACAATTACAATAGCCGCTTCACCCACAGGAGGTACTGATGCTACTGCTACGAGTTCGATTGCAATAGCTGTTGGTTCACCTTCTGACTATACAAAAACATTTAAAAGAATGGCAAAGTATAGTTTGCCAGAATTCGTAAGAGAAGATTACTCAGCATTTACTACGTTTATTGAAAAGTATTTTGAATACATGGATCAGTCCGGCAAGCCCGGCAATCTACTTTTCAATACACATTATTTTGACATTGATGATTTAGACGCTATTGCTCTAAATAAAAGAGCACTAGAACTTGCCAGAGATTTTCCACAAGTTTTAGAAGTAGATAGAAGTCTACTTTATAAACACATTAAAACTCTTTATGAAGCTAAAGGTTCTGAACGTGCTATTAAAGCATATTTTAAATTAGTATACAATGAAGATGTAGAAGTATCATATCCAACAAACTATTTGTTAAGAACAAATGATGGTACTTGGAGACAAAAAAGATCTATCAAGGTTTCTGCCGGTTATGATGATTATGACAGTATCAATCTTGTGGGAAGAGAAGTGGACATTTACTATTATGTCACTTCAAACTATTTTATAGAAGGTGACGATGATGACCCACAATATGGGTATCGTTTACCAAATACAGTATTAGCAAAAATACAAGCAGATGTACAAGAAGGTTCTAAAATTGTATATACCTTCCCTCAATCATATGAATTAAAATTAAACTTTGTAGATTCTGTATTAGAGATACCTGGTCCGGGTGATGGGGCGTCTGCGTCATTGACCATTGAAGATGGTGTTGTGTTATCTACAACTTTTGATTCCGGTGAAACTGACGCTACTCGTACAACCGGTATTTACAGAAACATAACAGGAACCACTTCTGGTAGTGGAACTGGGGCTACATTTACAATATCAGTTTCGGATGCAGGTGTAGCAAGTCTTGATGTGAAAGAAGGTGGTAAAGACTACGCTCTAAATGATACTATAACACTTGCAGCATCAAATTTTGGAAGTAACGCCACTGATGATATTGTACTTACTGTAAGTAGTATCAATGACGGTCAAATAAAATCTGTTTCGGTTATTAACGGCGGAACAGGATACACAGCTGCGCCAACTGTAGTAATTACTGATACCGGCACGGGCGCCAATGCTAACATAACCGCAAACATCTCTAATGGCACTATACAGTATTTTACTGTGAACAGTGGTGGTTCTAACTATACTAGTGGAACTGCTAGTGTTAGTTTTGATGTGTCTGGTTTACCTACATTTGTTGTTCTAAGAGGAGATGATCCTTCAGAAGAAAATAAAAAAGCCACATTGAAAAGAGTAGTGACTAATATATCAGCCGGTACGTATAGTGGTTCAGTATCAGATGTGGGTTTTAGAGTTGGGCAAGCATTTAAAATTGCTGAAGGATCTACTGAAGGAACTTGGGCTCGTGTTAAAAGTGTAAACAGTTATAATATCCCTCAAACATGGACATTAATTTCTCCGGGTGAAGGATGGTCTTCAGCCACAGGAACTGATACTGTTACATCTAGAACAGGAGAAGACATTGATGTTACTTTTACAACAAAATATCTTTTTGATTATGAAGGTCGTTTTATAGGAACTAAAGGACAGTTATCAGAAAAAAATATATTAAATGATAACAGAAAATATCAAATATATTCCTACATTATTCGTTCTACACTAACACAGAGTATATGGGATTCAGGGTTTAGAAAGCATATGCACCCTGCAGGTAAGGAAGTATTTGGCGACATCTTTCTTTCTTCTACTATTGCACCCAGTGTTACATACTCTGTTCCTGATGGACTCAGTGTATTTAAATTTATTACAGAAGAAGTAGTAACTGTACTAGATCCTATTAGTATTGTTGTGTATTGGGTAAGAAGTTTTCCTGATGACGCAGACGATCTTTCAACGGTAACTGTAGTAGAAACAAGTGTTGAAATTCTATATAATTTGAATCCGTCTGAAATACTAGATGCGGAAGAAGGAACTCTTGCAGATTATGTTGAAGATGATTATTGGTATGGTTTCTACACTCAAACAGGATTTGTAGAAAAAAATATTGGCAAAGTTGTATCTGATTCTATAATTTCTTCACAACTCTTTGTTCCTGTATTAACTTGGAACAGATACTTAACTGACACTCCGGTAATATCTGAGAATATAGTGCCAGCTCTTCACAAAGTTGTTGCTTATGCTGATAGTGTTCAAAACATAACTGAATTATTAGATTTTGGATTTGAGTATTCAGACACAATAACAGTGGATGACACAGGATTAAATTTTGTTTTTGATATTGGTAAAAATGTTTCAAATTCAGTATCAACAACACAAAATACTGTTATAAATATTGAAAAGATTATAAGAGATCCTGAAGGACTTAATGTTAGGCCAAGAACATATGAAACTGTTTTTTTACTAACAACTTGGAACAGAGACTTTGCAAATTCGGCAACGACATCTGAATCAGGAAATATAATATTCGAGCAGGATTATATGGATCCCTCCTATCTAACAACGCCGAATGATTATTTGGGTTCGTTACAGGGAACCTTTTAATGTAAACTAAAAATTTTTGGAGATCAAAAATGTTCAACAAAGAAACAATGAAAGCGACAGGCAAAGTCCATGTCGTACTTAAAGATGAAAAAGGTAATGTTAAAGAAGATTTTACAGTAAACAACTTGGTTGTAAATGATGGTCTTGAATTCATTGCCAGCCGTATGAAAGATGCAACTGCTAATGTTATGTCACATATGGAAGTAGGTACCGATAACACGGCTGCTGGTGGAGCTGATACTGCTCTTGGTGCTGCAGTTGCAGGTTCACGTACTGCTCTTACTTCAAGTGATATTACTGCTAATGCTATTGCATATGTCGCAACATTTGGTGCAGGTACAGGTACTGGTGCATTGACAGAAGCAGGTATTTTTAATGCTGCTTCAGGTGGTACAATGCTTTGTCGTACTGTTTACAGCACTATTAACAAAGGCGCTGCAGATAGTATGACTATTACCTGGACTATTACTATTTCTTAATAGGAAAATAGATGGCACTTCTTCTTACTAAATTAGGTAAAACTGAACTAGCTCGTTCTTATTTTAGAGATATTCAAAACCAGAACGACTATTACTTTTTTACTTTTGGCAAAACTACAGAGTGGGCGGATGAATCAAACCCGGACACTCCTGTTGACTCACCTTCTGCTGCAAATTCATTTCGTAGAAATATACTTTTTGCACAACAAATTACAGCGGCCAACGCTTGTCACTTAGTAAGAAGAATTCAATGGGAAAGCAATACCATTTACGACAGATATGATGATACGTATCACGGTCTTTCAGAAGGCGATGATGGGTATGAAAACCGTTCATGGCGTACAGCTCAAATATTACCTGATGCTAACTATTATGTAATAACATCAGAACTTAACATTTATAAATGTATTGATAATAGAGATGCTAACGGTGATGTGGTTGCTAGTGATACAGAACCTACAGGCGTTGATTTAGATATTATCACTGCCGGTGATTATAAATGGAAATATATGGGAACTGTCACTGACGGTGATGCTATTAGATTTTTAGATTCTAACTGGATACCGGTTAGAAAATTGTCTGGCAGTAATGGACAAAGATTTGATGTAAATGGAAGAGTTGATACCATTACTTTGACCAACGGCGGTTCCGGTTATGTAGTAGCTCCCGGAGTATCTATTTTAGGAGATGGGCAAGGAGCTTCTGCTGTTTGTACTATTGATAGTTCCGGAGCAGTAGATTCTATCAGTATCAATTCTGCCGGGTCAGGGTACTCTTTTGCTATTGCACAGTTTTTAATTAACAGTGGTGTAAAAAGTATAAGCGTTACTAACGGAGGATCTGGTTACGATCCTAACAATCCACCTACTGTCACTATATCAATACCTGATGCAGCGGACGGCATACAAGCAACTGGAACTGCTACCGTAAATTTAGCAGGAGAAATAACAGCTGTAGTAATTACTGAAGATGGTAGTGGTTACGAAACCCCTCCCACAGTTACTTTCTCAGGAAGCGGCGGCGCTACAGCAACAGCCGCTATTGAAACCGGTTCTGGTGCAACTGCTTCTATCGGATTGGGCGACCCTGACATTACTAGTGGATTAGATCAATGGGCAGTAGAACAAGCTGCTTCGGATTCCGCGGGACAAATTGACAGGATTGAAATGATTAGTGCCGGACTTAATTACATAGACGGTGACGTTACTATTACAATATCAGGCGATGGTTCTGGTGCTACTGCAATACCTGTTATTGATAACAACGGACAAATAACAGATATTACAATTACTAATGCAGGATCTAATTATACCTTTGCAGAGATAACTATTACTCAAGGTTCTGGTACCGGTTCAGGTGCTCAAACTCGAGCTATTATTGCTCCTTTAAATGGACACGGTGATAATATGGTAAGAGAATTGTATTCTACTACCATTGCTATAGTAACAGCTTTATCCGATTCCGATAATTCAGATTTGATTTTGAATAACGACTTTAGACAAATCGGTCTAATGAAAAATTTGAAACAATATTCAGATGTAACTCAGGAATACACTGGCTCAACGGGAACAGCTTCTTTTGTAGTTCAATTAGACAGTCAATCAGAACTTGATAAATATGATGTAGATGATGGTGTTACGTCATCTAGTGGAGGAGAATTTTATGTTTCTCAGACTAGAAATACTAATGGATATTTTTTACATTTACAACCAGTGAAAGGTTCAGTATCAGCTGCTACTTCATTGAGTAACACAACTCAGGGAGGCTCAACAGCAACAGCAAATATTTTAGCTGTAACTGAGCCTGAGTTTAGTATTAAAACAGGGGAACTTGTTTACTACGAAAATAGAGGCACTATTGGTAGACAAGAAGACCAGGCAGAAACAATTAAAGCATTTATTACATTCTAGGAATTAAAGAAAGATGGCGCTTAATTTAAACACATCACCGTACTATGACGATTTTGACCCTGATAATAACTATAACAGGATTCTGTTTAAGCCAGGGGTTGCCGTACAAGCTAGAGAATTAACTCAGCTTCAAACTGTACTGCAAGATCAAATTGGACAAATAAGTAGCTTTACTCTCAAGGAGGGTGCGGTTATTTCAGGGTGTGAAGAATTTACATCCAGTGTTCCTTATATTAAAGTAAATGACTCTGCCGATTATACTAATAACACATTGCCCAACTACATTGGAGAAACTGTAGAGGGTGGGACCACTGGACTCAAAGCAACAATTATAGATGTTAGAGGCGGTACAGAAAACGATTCTAACGGTGATGAGAAAACACTATATCTTTCATACTTTGACGGCGGTGGAACCACAAACACCACTAAAGCTCAACATTTTGACAGCGGTGAAATACTCACTGTTGTCTCCCCTGGTTTTTGGAACGGAGATACTTTTGAAGTAGCTGATGCTACTGACACTCTGAAGAAAAGATATTGGGGACACGCACAAAGAATTCAATTGTCTCCTGGTATCATATATGCTAAGGGACAGTTTATTAGAACAGACAAAATAGGTTGTTATGTAGACAGACATAATTCTGTTGTTAGACGACAGATTGGTTTCGTAGTAGACGAAAGTATTGTAGGTGCAGACACAGACGGCACTTTGTTAGATCCAGCATCAGGTACATATAACTATAACTCTCCTGGAGCAGATAGGTATAAAGTATCAGTTACTTTAAGATCTATTCCTTTAGACACAGCCCCACCTGATAACTTTTTTAGATACTGTACTTATCAATATGGTAAGTTTATTACCCACAAAATTAAAAACGATCCACTCTCACAGTTAGGTGATGAGATTGCTAAAAGAGCACACGCTGCTAATGGCAATTATGTTGTCAACGGTTACTATGTAAATGTACAAGAACACTTAAAAGATTCATTGAATGGTGGTAGATTTACTGCTGCAGAAGGAGGTGATAACTCACTTCTTATTGCTACAATTTCTCCCGGTAAAGCTAACATAAACGGATATCTTAGATCTCTAGATAACGAGTTACCAATCCCCTTTAAGAAACCCATTACATCAGTTAAATCAGATGCCAGTACACTTACTACTTCTTACGGCAACTACATTGAAGTTGACGAAATGGCAGGTGTTTGGGATATTGGTTCATTAACTAACGGTGATGGTATTGTAGATTTATATGACGGTACTATAGGTGCAGCAACCTATGTTTTAGGTACTGGCAATGTGAACAACGTAACCAATTCAAACACCAAAATAGGTGAGGCCAAAGTACGTCAGATTGTTCATTCATCGGGTACTATTGGTACAGCAACAGCAAGATATAAACTTTACCTATATGACATTAAAATTACTAGTGGTGATTTTACAGACGTTCAAGGATTACATTATGAAAATGGAACTATTGATGCGTATGCAGATGTAGTTGCATCTTCTGCGACACTTGAAGAAACCGACTATAATAGAATGTTGTGGCGTTTGCCCAAAAAGTCTATTAAAACATTACAAGACAGTAGTAATGCTAATAACTATCAATTTGAATATTTTAAAGAAATTGATATAACCAGTATTACATCAAGAACATTTGATATTGAAGCAGATGGCGGAAATCTTGAAAATTTCCCCTGGGCAAATTCCGCCGCAAATCTTGATGCTAATCTTATACTAGTAGCAACTACTGAGTTTACAGCAAACAGCGTAACCTATAAAATAGGTCAAATCATAGACGCAGAAACACTATATGATTCTGGCGATACATCAACAGGTGGTTACGTTAGAATAGATCTAGGAGGTGCTGTTACAGCAGGAATCGCTTCATTTAAAGCATATGCACACACAACTGTTACCAATACTGGTACTTCTCTTAGCCCTATAAGCAAAACAGCACAAAAACAACAAAATATAAGAATAGATATTGATAACCACCCCAATCACACTGGTGGTCAATACTCGTTAGGCGTTCCAGATGTATATAAACTACGTTCAGTAACAGCATATACTGAAGATACTCTTACAGGTACCTGGACTTCTGATGGTTCAAATACAATTACAGGCAGTGGAGGCGCTGCTGACACAGAAGTAGTTCTAGGCTCGTTACTCAAAGATTCTAATGGTGTGATTGTGGGAACAGTTACCAGTGTTCCGGATGCGGATACTATTGTTCTTTCAACAACAACCTCACAAATAAATTCAGGGGATACTATTACTTCTGGATTCAGTGCTGGTTCAAAAGATGTAACAGCAGAGTTTAGATTAACTAATGGTCAAAAAGATAACTACTATGGACTTGCTTTTATAACAAAGAAAGGTTCAAGTACACTAAATCTTAGCACATACAAATATTTAAATGTTGAGTTTGATTATTTTTCAAGAGGAAGTACCAATGTAAGTTTTACTACAGTGGATTCTTATCCGTTACCTAGCTCAGAAACAGCCACAGCTGCTTCTACACAGATATATTATCAGGAAATCCCTATATTTACATCTCAAAAACATGGGGTATATGACCTGAGAGATTGTGTAGATTTTAGACCTTATTGTCGTGCCGAA